AATGCCATAATTATTCTCCTTTAGACATATTCTTAATTAACTTATTCAATTCAGCAGTGCTACCTGTAAAGATAACATTGTTATTCGTCACTTCTTTTCCAGACCTTTCTTTAGGTGCGTCTAGTTTTTGCTTCTGTTGATGTAGATCCAATAACTGTTGGTTTATATCAGCCAACTGCTTCATTAGATTTCCAACAACTTCAAATGCTCTTGGATGCTCAGACTGCATAGCCACATCAAGTGACTTCTGTAGTGCTTCCTGTCCTTGCTGAAGTAAAATACGAAGATTGTTTCGAGTGATATCGAAGTCATCTTGTATTCTATTTGTAGAGTCGTTAATAACTTCTCCAGTCTTTGTTATCACTTCAGTGTTGCCCATTGGCTGTATCCCAAACTCGGCAGATAATGTCTCATCAATCTTCATTCGCAATCCTTAATGATGTATTTATTAGAACTTCAACAATCCTGGAAGTTTTGTAACTCCGTAAGATAGAACAGAACCAGTAACAAAGTTACCTGCAGTACTACCCAATGTTCTGTTCAATGTTTCTTGGAATCCTGTAAAATTCTTAGTTAGTTTATCAATGAAACTAGTAGGAATTTTTTGATCATCTGCCAGTTGTGTTACTGGAGTTGCTTTCCAATATTTGTACTGCATATTAACAGTTAGTTTCATAACATCTTTAGAAGCATTATCTAAAGAAACTGCATTAAGATTCTTTGGATATGCCTCGAACAATTCGACTTGATATCTTGTTTTATCATTAATGTCTTGCACCTCAATAGTAAATTTAGGGGCAATGTAAGTGTTATAATAACTATATGTTCTCGTATTAGGATCAGAAATTAAACTCATCCAATCATCAAATAGTTTTTTCACTAACATATCGTTATCGACATAAAAGGTTAAATTTATTGGCTCGTATAGTTTCTCATACGGAACTTCACGAAATTCACCAAATGTTCTGTTCTGAACAGTGGAATAATTTATTCCTGGAAGTTGAACTGTGTCACAGAATAATAAAATCTTTCTTAGATTACCTGGATTTATTCCAGCAGGTGGAGTAAATTCTACACCAAATCGATTGGTTCTTGCCAACGCACCAGTTTTAACTTCAGAGATAAACTGGTTAATTTTATTTGGTTTAGCATCTTTCCTTGCAGTGTCTTTAGTCAGGAATGGTAAATTAAGTGCCATTTTAAGCCCTTCTCATTTTCTTGATCGAATCCGACCAAATTTCTTGTTTACTTGCTCCGACAAATCTTTCAACTGGTAACAACATAGCGGTTGCCCAATCATCAGCATTTATTTGTCTAAATTGTGTTCTTACATGACCAGTTAAATATTGTTTAACACATGGTTTGGCTGCATCGAATCTAGAAACTCCATCTATAACTTGCCATGAATACTTTAGTCTAGTCGTTTCATCCATGCGATTGTTAGATTTAAATACTAACAAAGTGTCAAGGAGTCTAATCCTTAAATGGTATGGAAGGTAATGCATATTCAATCCCATGAATCCATCTGGTGTTCTACTAAATGGAAACACCAAAGGGAATCTGTCATAGTAAGGTAACTCTTTCTTACCCTTTGGATCATAACCATACATGTATAATCTTCCAGGCATGATTCTAGTCACTAAATCATCGGTATTTCCACTTAACACTCTTGCTGGGGTGAGTTGTTGCTTAGTCAGCAGAGTGACTTGTTGTTCGAACCATCCTTTAGACTTTCTGACAGTGGTTGCCAAGTCATATTTGTTTCGTTCGAATACATCGAGCATTGTTGAAGTTTTAGCCATACTCTTATTTAGGTGCTAGACCCAACTCGTGTTCGGTTATAATTTTGAATTCCCATCCTCGATCTTTGGCGAATTCGCTTGCTGCTTCCCATTTTGCTTGATTTTTCATAAATGCTAAAGACTCTTGCAAGTATCGTTGGGTTCTCTTTCCTGGATAAATAGGTGGTTGGGTTTGTGTTTTTGGTTTAACTTCGACCAGATAGGTTTTACCTGTAGTTACGGTAATCTTAAAATCCACAAAATACCGATGAATACGATTATCCGTTGGACACTTATAGGGTATAATTGTTTCCTCAGAACTCCACTTTAATACGCTAGGGTTTTTATCACACCATGAAGCGAACCTTGTTTCCCAGCTGGATCTCATAATAATGTTTGAAGGATCCCCTGTATATTTTTCTGGGAATATAGGAATAAACTTTCTCTTGTGGAACATAAATAACTAATTAGGATAACAATAACCATATTTAGGGTAAAAACAATAAATGGCAATCCTCTCCGACCTTAGAAATCAAGCAAATTCAGCTGTACAAGCTGTTCAGAATAAAGCAACATCACTTAGTGCTCCACCTTCTATGGGTAGTACTAGAGGTGCAGAATTGAGTAAAGGGAATGCTGAAGCGTCTCCTTATGAAGTAAAACAACATATGTATCCAAGTGATTTGTTATCAGATAATGGAGCACAATATGGTGGAAACTATGTTATATTTTACATTAACATTGCCATTGATTCTAAACTAGCAAAATCATTAACTGCAGATAATTTTGTAGAGAATATTACACCAAGAGATCGTGGAGATCTTATTGCTCAAAATTTAACAACTGGAAAGTTGTTTGCTGCGCAAACTGGATTAATTGTTGGTGGTGCTGTTGTTGGTGAAGCATTAGGTCTTGGTAATCTTTCTAAAACAGCAGCTGTGCTGGCTGAAGTTGGTGCAGCAACTACTACAACAATGGCTGCATCAGCCAGTCGTGCACAAAGAAGATTAAAAACTGCCATTGCCATGCATGTGCCAAATCAGTTACAGATTAGGTATGGTATGCAATGGGGTGACGAAGACACAGGTGCTCTTCAAATGGCAACAACTGCTTCTCAGGAATTACTAGCTGCAGTTTCGGCAGGATCTGCCAAAGGATTATCAGATCCAGCACAAGCAATTATTACAAATTTGGCACTATCAAAAGGTCCAAATGCAGCAGGGTTATCCGCTGCAACTGGCATGGCATCAAATCCTAAAAAGGAACAGATATTTAAGGGAGTTGACTTTAGATCATTTAGTTTTGATTATCAATTCTTCCCACGAAGTGCAGAAGAAGCTGCCAATGTTTTAAACATCATTAAAACCTTTAAGTATCATATGCATCCTGAGTTTAAAGATAACAATAATTTTATTTACATTTATCCATCTGAGTTTGATATCTTTTACTATAATAATGGAATTGAAAATCAGAACATTCATCGTCACACATCTTGCGTATTAAAAGAGATGTCAGTTAACTATACACCCAATGGTGCATTCACTACATTTCCAAACGGTATGCCAACTCAGATTAATGTTACCATGATGTTCCAAGAATTGGCTCTTCTAACCAAAGACAAAATTGCAGAGGGTCTATAATGTACTTCGATCAATTTCCAAAGTTTTTATACGACTTTAAGTATGGTAATACTACAAAAACTACAGTTACTATTGACATAACAAGAAATGTTCGTTTCAGAAAAGAACTGTTAGAAAATATTGCTCTCTACGATGAGTATGATATTGTTGACGGAGAGACTCCAGAAATCATTGCTGAAAAGATATATGGTAATCCAGAATATCACTGGATCATTATGTTGGTAAATCAAAAACATGATTATATTTCTGACTTTCCATTAACGGAATTTGCGTTGGTAAAACATATCGCTAATGAATATAATCCAACTTTAACATCTACTTCTTGGTCATATAGTGGCAGTACTGTCACAGTGACAGTTCCACTTCATGGATTACAAGTTTCTCCAACAACATCTCTTACTGTTACTGGAGCTGTGGCTTCTACAAATGCACCAAATGGCACATATAATGTAGCTTCTGTAATCGATGCTAATAGATTCACATATATTGCATCTTCTGCGCCAACAGGAACTGCTAGCGGAACTTTAACTATTAACACTACAAATAAACAAAGTTATATTCGTCATTATGTCAATTCTGCAGGATTTGTTGTGAACTCAACTGCCACTGGTGCGGTATCAGTATCTAATGATTCATATGAAAGATCTTTAAACGAAGCCAAACGAAGAATTAAAATAATTTCTCCAGAGTTAATAACGACTGTATTGACACAATTTAAAGAATTGATATAATGGCTTCTAGTCAACAATTGAGATTTGCTGGCGATGTCAGCATTAACAAAGTTAAAATAACTACTCAAAAGGGATTTGGGCAGGACATTACCACCCAAGTTTTAACTGTACAATTTTATGAAGATTTATTCTCACCATTTATAACTGGCAGTATAATCGTTAAGGAATCATTAGATTTTATTAACCTATTCCCATTTATTGGTGAAGAATATCTTGAATTAGACATAACAACTCCAGGATTGCAGGGTAAGGTTAATGGTCTTAAGGGTAGTTACTACATCTATAAACTAACAGATAGAGAATTGCTTGGGGATCGCTCCGTAATTTATCAATTACACTTTGTTTCTGTTGAGGCTATAACTGATCTTAATAAAAAAATTAGTCGAGTTTTTGGAGATAAAGTTTCAGATTTAGTTAAACCATTTTTTGAAGATAAAGTTTTTGGATTAGAAACTAAAAAGAAAGTCTTTATTGAACCAACTTTAAGCAATGTAAAATACATTTCCAACTATTGGTCTCCAGTAAAAAATATTCAATATCTATGCGAACATGCAGTAAATACTAATAATACTCCAAACTATGTTTTCTTTGAGAACAGAGACGGATTCTATTTTATTAGTTTAGAACAATTGTATCAAGGTAAGATGTATCAAGAGTTTACCTATGACAAATACACTCGTGATAGACTGCCCAATGGAAAAGATGTTCGAAATGTAAATGAAGATTTTAAAAGAATTACTGATATTAGTATTCCAGTAGCATATGACTACATGGATAGAATTCGTAATGGTATGTTGTCATCAAGACAAATTATGTATGATATAACAAAGAAAACATATTCAGTTAAAAACTATAATATGTTTGATCGATTCCCAGACCAAAAGCATTTAAATAAGTATCCAGTAAATTCTGACAGAGCCATCTTTAGATCAAACTCAACTCTTATTAACTTTCCAAAAGACTTTGGTAATTTTAATGGATTTGAAGATGTCACCAACGCTAAATCATTTCAGCAAAGAATTTCAACAATGAAATTAGCTGAAGCCAATAAATTAGACATCACAGTTCCAGGAAGAACAGATTATACAGTTGGACAAAAAGTTGGAGTGGTATTGAATAGAATAGAACCATTTTCTTTTAAAGATAAAGATACAACTGATAAAATGTTTTCAGGATACTATTTAATTGCAGCTATAAATCATCATGTGGATAGAGAAAAACACGAGTGCCATATGCAACTAATTAAAGAATCTTCTCAGATGGATATGAATAGGAACAAATAATGAATTTTTACTATGGTGTTGTAGAAAATAGAATTGATCCGTTACAACTTGGTCGTTGTCAAGTCCGAGTTGTTGGACTGCACACGCATGATAAGTCTCAACTACCAACTGCTGATTTACCATGGGCTCATCCAATGCAGCCAGTGACTTCAGCTGCAATGAATGGTATTGGTTCATCTCCTATTGGACCAGTTGAAGGTACTTCGGTTATTGTTATATTTGCCGATGATAACCACCAACAACCAATTATGATTGGTACAGTAGGAGGAATTCCTTCTGTACCTGCACCTATTGACGCTGACGATAATACACCAATCACTTCCACTCTAAAAGTAGAAAAAATATTATTAAGAACTATTCCTGGACCAACTACTGGAGTGCAGTTAACATTTTATGATCCAGAATATGGTTCTACAAATTTAACAAAAGACTTAAAACCAAATATGAAAGTTGTGGCTTTTGGTATTCCAGCAGAAGCCACAATTGTTTCTATTGATAGTGGTACTAAAATTACAATTAGTAAACCAGTATTAAAATATGAAGAAAATATTGTAACATTTGAGGCAGCACCATCTAATTTAGAAGCGATTAAAAATACTAAAGTTAATGATTTTCTCAATAGTATAAATCCATTTGCACCTAAAGATACACTTAAAAAAACTCCTGTAAACTCATCGATACCTA